ACTCCAAATCATCAAGACAGTATTAAAGACCTCATTGGTTACGCGGCAATCTATAACGAACTCTTAAACTCTTATGAAGAAGATTTTGGAGTAGATGATGGCATTTAACATTAACGATTACGAGACAGTAGAGGTGCGCCTTGCTCGATTTATTAGCGATTTTCCTGATTTTAGGATTGATACTCAGTTGGTTGAGGCTTCCGATACTCGTTTTATTGTCCGTTCTTCAATTTATCGTACATATCTTGATGCAGTTCCTTTTGCAACTGGTCTTGCTTATGAGATGGTGTCGGATAGAGGTATTATGTCAACTAGCGCACTTGAAGTATGCGAAACGAGCAGTTTGGGAAGAAGCCTTGCTAACGCTGGTTATGCAGCCAAAGGTAAAAGACCAAGCCAAAGCGAGATGGCTAAAGTCATTGCAGCAGAAACTCCTAAAACAATCTATGGCAGACCCAATTCAAGATCGGCAGCAGTAGAAAGCGCACTTAGGGAATCATTTGATAATGACAAGAAAGAACCCGAACCGGTTGCATGGACTGTTGGTGAAGTTGTAGATGCAATTGGTACTCAGATACCTAATCCACCGCCTGAGTGTGATCATGGTCACATCCTTAAGCAAGGTATATCAAAGGGCGGAAAACCTTATTATGGATATGTTTGCAAAGGCAATGTCAAAGAAGATGCTATATGGGCAAAGATGTCTCCTAGTGGCAGATGGTACTTTGGAGACGAATAATGGGTGATATGGAGATGATTGACGCGACTGGACTAAGGGCTACATTTACCGAAAAGGGTATTGCCTTAGACATAGTTCCATTGTCCGAATGTTGCGAGATGTGCAATGACCCACGCATGATAACTATTGATGGCGTTCGTAAATGCGTGAGTTGTGAATGTGTTAATCATATTGATTATGGACACCATGCCTAGATATGATTTCCTTTGTGAGTTTTGCTTGACGCAAACAGAACTCACATTAGCGGTTGACCAACAAGTGCCGAGGTGCAACATCTGTCGGGGATTACTCCGGCGCGTGTGGTCAACCGTTCCTATTCATTTCAAAGGTGATGGCTTTTACTCAACAGATAACAAATGAGTCAACACCGAAAACATCGAGGCTATCGTACGCAGAGAGTAGTAGCCGAGTACCTGAAGCCTTGGTATCCGTATGCTGAGTCAACAGGGGCAGGTCGTCAAGGGAGTGACATCCTAGGCACTCCTTTTGACATTGAGGTTAAAGCAGTAACAAAATTCAGCCCTTTAGGGTGGATTAAACAGATTAAAGAGCGTAAATCAGATAAACTTGCCTTCGTAGTATTGCGCTGCAATGGGCAGGGCGAGAAGGTTGAGGATTACATTGTGTTACTTCCAATGAGCGACTTTATGAAGGTGCTACATGACTGAGCCGGTTGATCGTTGCAAATGCGGTGGATGGCTTGCGGAAGGTAATACTTGCTCAACATGTGCAAAGATCAATGCCCTGAGTGTTTAAGATATAACACCGATACTTCCCAATATAACAATGATTACTTTCATTTATGCAACGATTGTGGGCATGAATGGTCTGAAGGTTATGGTTAATAATATATGTGAGGTAAATCACATCTCACATAATGAGATAGGAGAATAATCTATGCTCAAAGGATTTGACATGGCGAGTATGCTTCAAGCAAGTGACGCGCCTTTAAGCGCGAACGCGAGCCGCCGTAGCGGATTGCTCGCGAGTTCTGCGCTTGTAGCATTTGGGCTATGCCTTTGCTTAATGGTATTAAGTATTAGTTCTAAAAAGATTGATTCCGTTTATGCGCTAACATATAAGCATGTTTCAGTTAAAGAATATGCTGCTCAAAAGATACAAAGCAAAGACCAATGGGTGTGCCTGTCGAGGCTGTATGGTGCGGAGTCAGCGTGGAATTATCGGGCTGTTGGTAACCTTAATGGTACTGCCCTTGTATATGGGATACCACAACTAAAGAACCCATTGATGTTAAAGAAGGACATGTATGAGCAGGTTGATTACGGTCTTAAATACATAGCCCATAAATATAAGTATGATAAGTATGGGTATGTCAATGCTTGTAAAGCATGGCAACACTTTAAGACTAAAGGATGGCATTGAGTAATCAAGCATTAGGCAGTAAGAAGTGGAAGGTCATACGCTTACGCGTATTGGCTAGAGATGGATGGATATGCACCTACTGCAATAAAGACTTAAAGGGTGGTGATGCAACAGTTGACCACATCACAAGCAGAAAGACCGGTGGGGATATGTGGGATATGGATAACCTAACTTCAGCGTGCAAAGCGTGCAATAGTGCGAAGGGAACCCTTTTTTTTAGGCGAGGTTCTACCCCCCCTGTCTCTCCAGACTCATCTCTCCCTGAGACGCAAGTCACACGACCTTTGTCGCCTTTTCAAAAGCCATGACAAGTCAATCGAAACCTAGAAAAGTCAAGAAGAAACCGGCGCAACGAGGGGCAACTCAAAAACCTATCCTTGGACACACAAAACCGAGAATTCAAACTCCATCGCTAAAAGGAATGTCTAGGATTGATGAAGTCGCTGATCTTGCTGAGAAAATCAAGATGCCCTTGCTGCCTTGGCAACATTATGTACTTTCAGACATGTTATCGGTTTCTGCTGATAATCAATTTCAGCGTAAGTCGAACCTATTGTTGTGTAGTCGTCAACAAGGTAAGACTCACCTTGCAAGAATGAGAATTTTGGCTGGTCTCTTTCTATTTGGGGAAAAAAACATAATTGCAATGTCCTCTAACCGAAACATGGCATTAGATACATTTAGGCAGGTAGCAAACACAATTGAGGATAATGACTTCTTAAGAGCGCAAGTAAGGCAGATCAGGTACGCGAATGGTCAAGAGTCAATTACTTTGCTTGATGGCGCAAGATATGAGATTGTGGCTGCGACTAGAGATGGTTCTCGCGGTAAGACTGCTGATTTGCTTTATATTGACGAATTACGCGAAATCAGCGAAGAAGCATTTAAGGCGGCAGTTCCAACTACTCGCGCTAGACCTAACTCTCAAACACTAATGACATCAAATGCCGGCGATGCTTTTAGTACGGTGCTTAATGACCTTAGATCGCGTGCATTGGATTATCCAAGTAAGACTTTTGGCTTTTGGGAGTATTCCGCACCATTAGCGGCAAGACAAGACATACACAACCGTAAATATTGGGCAATGGCTAATCCTGCCCTTGGATATACGGTAACGGAAAGCGCAATTGAAGAGAGCATTGCAACTAACTCAATTGAAGCCACTTTGACTGAAACTCTTTGCATGTGGATTGATTCTCAGGTTTCACCTTGGACATTTGGAAGCATTGAAGCCTGTTCGGTATCTGAATTGCAAATGCCAATAGGCGCAATGACGGTAATGGCTTTTGATGTAAGCCCATCTAAAAGAAATGGCAGTTTAGTAGCCGCACAACTCATTGATGGCAAAATTGGCGTTGGTATTATGGAAACCTTTAGTTCTGAAGTTGCAATTGATGAGGTTAAAATGGCTTCATCAATACATGAATGGGCAATGAAATATAGACCAGTTCAAATTGCTTATGATAAATATGCGACTGCTTCGATTGCACAAAAACTTGAACAAAGTGGTCATAAAATGATTGATATTAGTGGACAAGCCTTTTATCAAGCGTGTGGGGAACTTGCTGACAGTTTAACCAATTCTAGGATTGTTCATAGTGGACAACCTGAATGGGTAACATCAATGAATAATTGTGCAGCAAAACAATCAGATGCAGGTTGGAGAATAATAAGACGCAAATCTGCCGGCGATGTTACGGCGGCAATTTCAACTGCAATGCTTGTCCACATGTTGAGCAAACCCATCTCAATACCTAAGATTTTTGTCTGAGTTATCTGATATAATTATCTAATGGGATTTTTCCGCGATTTAGTAGGACTTACACCAAAAACTAATATTCAAGCCCAATTAGCCCCTGCGGTTATGGGCGACCCTTTCAATTATTACACTCCACTTTCTGCATTTACAATTGATCGCGCCGAGGCTATCACCGTCCCAGCCTGTCAACAGGCACGCAACATTATCTGCGGAATTATCAGTGGCATGGATCTCAACACATATTCAAAAGCAACTGGTGAGGAAATACCTAATTTACCTTGGGTAAATCAGTTAGAGAGAAATGCACCTAACAATGTTACTCTTAGTTGGATTGTAGATTCACTTCTTTGGTATTCCGTAGCATATCTTCAAGTAGTTGAGCAGTATTCCGATGACCTGCGACCTTCACGATTTGAATATATTAGAAATTCAAGAGTTACAGTTGAATTAAATAAAAACAATACTTTTGTAGATCAATATTTTGTTGATGGAAATGCCGTGCCACAATCAGGAATTGGCAGTTTAATTACGATACAACTAGGCAAAGACCCACTTCTTACTTCAGGTGCAAGAATACTTAAGTCAGCAGTAGATTTAGAAAAAGCAGTTGCAGTTGCATCATCTACACCACAACCGGCTGGAATATTGAAAAATAACGGCGCGGATATGGGAGACAAAGAAGTTGCTGGATTATTGTCTGCATGGCGCAGGGCTAGAGAGACAAGATCAACTGCATATTTAACTTCAAGTTTAGAATATCAAGCAACAGCATTTTCTCCCAAAGATATGATGTATGTGGATGCACTCCAAAACATGAGTGCGCAAATTTGCAGGTTATTTAATATTGATGCGTTTTATCTAAATTGCGATATGAACAATAGTATGGTGTATCAAAATATATTAGATAACCGCCGTCAACTCGTTTCTTTTACTCTTGCGCCTTACCTTCAAGCAATAGAAAAAAGATTTTCTTTAGATGATCTTAGTCCTGCCACACAAGAAATCCGTTTTGACATTGACTCAGGATTCTTAAGAAGTGACCCAATGGAAAGACTTGCAGTCATTGAAAAAATGTTACAACTGGAACTAATTACAATTGAACAAGCGAGAGAAATGGAAGATTTAAGCCCAAATGGAAATAATTAATTTTAGCGCAGATTTAGAAGCATCCGAGTCACGCAGAAT